ACCCTCTGTCATGTTAATCTTTGAACTCATGTTGTTACCTTTCAGAAAAATAGTTAAATTTAATCGGAAAGGGTGTCCAAAGATTGGGGCTTTCCTGTTGCTTTACGTCCAGCTTCGACGGTATCACTTTGATACAAAGCATCAGGGCCGCTTTCGCGGGGTATCTGAAATATAAAAGCCTACGTTGGCTTTTTTTGATATAAAACCTTGAGTCTACTTTCAAGGTCTTTGAACTGTGGGTCTCCTTTGAAGTTTACAGGATTTTTTTCTCTTATCGCAGCCTGCTGAGCACGGAGTTCTCTTATCTGAGAATCTATCGCATCTGCCGATAACGCTCCGCTGTCACCGCCGCCTTTACGGGTAGCCTCGCCCATGCCTTTCGCCATGTTGTCCATTATTATAGCCAACCACGGCGATTGTTTTAAGTTTGGAGCTTCTTCAAACAGTTTTTCCAGCGGATTTATCATCTCACCGTCTGCGCCTTTTACTTCGATCTCTCCGTATTTCTGAAGATGTGCCAAAGCAGCGGCGGTCCGTTCGTCAGTACCGTCAAGCCATTGCTTTTCAAGTATAGCCATACCAGCTTCAAATCTCTTACTATCAGCCTCTTCCATAGCGACCTCAAGCGCATCAATATCTGCCGATATATTGGTATGGTAAAAGTTAAGGACATCTTCAAAGTCTTGTTGGCTCCAATTCTTTTTGTATCCAAACTCTTTGAATTCCGCCATCTTATTGTCATCAAGTGGTCCGAGTTTTACCGCGTGTTCGTCGGGCAGTGTGTACTCGTACAGATCGTGTGTATCTGGCCTGCCATGAGCTTTAGCCCATGCCGCCCTCACGTCGTCACTAGAGGTATCAGAAGGTATCTCTACCATTGTATCGGGATTCTTACTAAATTTCTTCCTTAGCTCTACATTAGCTTTTGCAAGATCAGAAGGTTTTTTGTATCTTGACAAATAACCCCTGTTCTCTTCACCGTGTAATCCGTAAAAATCCTCAGTAAAACTGCCATCAGAATTAATGACACTTACTTCGCTGCCGCCACCGGACCTACCTGCATCATCCCCTTCTCCGCCTTCGCCTTCATAGTAAGTCGGTAAGAAGCCCCTATTGAAATAATCATTCAGCCTCATTTTCCACCTCCTTTATTTCTGCTTCGATCTGGACGCGTTTCTTGCCGTGAGTTTTTATGCCGAGTTTTTTGGCTTTAGCCCTGATTATGTCCCATTTGGTAGGCTCTTTTACTGCGTCTAAAAGATCTTCGTAAATTACTTTATTTACATCTTTATAATCCCAATCACCTGGTATCGGCTTGCGATTGGCTCTGAATCCGGCCTGTTCCAATTCTTCTTCACTCATCTCGTTTTCCGACCAATTCAATTTTTCCGGCTCAAATCTACGAGCATATTTGCTTGGGACATTCTTTTTGTAGTCCTCAAGCGAAGCCGGCCTTGCCTTCTTTTTTACTTCTATGACCATAGCTTGCTCTTCCGGTGTCTTCACGTACGGTTCTGCTCCGTCTCTCTTTCTGCACAACCCACTACAGTATTCAGGATCGTACTGGTCACTAGTCTTATCGTGCCTTAGTTTAGCACCACAGTACCTACAACTTTCGCGTTTATTCATATTCTTTCCCTTTCATGTGTTTTCTTGCTTCTTTTACGTCACGTTCTAACATATTGCGCAGAATAATCGAAACGACTCTTTTTCCTGCGTTGTACGCATTTTGGTACGGATCCGGATGAAACGTATCGTCCTTATACCCGGTTATCCCGTCGATTGCCTCCAGACCTAATTCACCGTCAGTACCGGCAAACAGTTTTTGTATGCGAGCGGTTTGCTCTATCGCAAATTCGTTAGCCTCGCGCATAGCCTCTTCGTTTTCTTTGTTTAGATTCTTAAAGTGTTCCATCTATCATCTCCTGTGTAGGACTTCCTTCTTCTGGTTTAGTTCCTCCGGCCTTTGCAGCCTTGGCAAGTTCAGGTGCGGCAGCTAATGCTTGCTGGGCCTGTGCGGCAGCATTTCTGTCATCTTGTATTCGTTTTACTTCATCCTCGCTTCGCAACCATGTAGCAGGGACACCGTTGTTTCGTGCCGAGTCCCTGAAAGCTGTCGGGATGTTAATATGGTCAAGCCATTCGAGTATATTCATGTCAGCCAACGGTGCCCATTCCTGAAGGGTTTTAGCCAGCCCCTCGGTTTCAATCGTTCTAAGTGCAAGGGCAAGTCTGCCGAGATACATTATACTAAATTCTTTTTCTGACAACTCTGGCGGCATTGAGGTTAATTTTTCCTGCCTGCCCAAAATACCTATTACCCTTTGTATCATCGGATTAAACAGCCCGCTTTGGAGTCTGCCGATTATCGGGGTAAGAAATCTTAGCTTCTGTTCAACCCTCGCCATAATCTCGGTGGCCGTCATGTTCTGACGGTCAATTAGCGGGTCGAACATATCGACAAAATAACCTCTTTGAACTTCCTCTTTAGTCTCGGTGATTGCATTATTGATTTCAGAAAGATTGCCTTCAAATTTCCACCATTCAGGTTTCTCGTCACGATAAAAAACAACACCGGCCGGTTTCGTGGTCAACGGCCATACCGAACCATCGTCTTTTACAAGCATGGTCGGGTCAACCATCTTATCCCAACCCTTAATCCTAATCCTCTTAAGTTCGTTAGCCATCCTAATATCAGGTAATTTCTTCATTGTCGGACTTCGGCCATAATCCTCTAAGGAGTCTTTATCAAATACACTTACCTGATAAGGAAATTCTTCATATCCCCCTTCAGAATCCTTTACAAACTCCGCTTCGTCCCGTGAAATATATTCACTTGAGAACGGCATATTCAGTGGATCATCTGCCTTAGGGTCACGATCTTCTCTGGGTCGGACGACGTGGATAAACTCAAACTTTTTATCTCTCGTACCTAAATCATCATAAGCGGTTTTTATCTTATCGCCCATATTCTCAACGCCAAACTCTTGAGCAAACTGACGGGCAGAAAACTTAAATCTTCGATATACCGTGTCAACATCGCCGTCCGAGTTCCTGATGATATAAATATCCCGCATGAAATAATTTATGAATACGATAGGCTTTTTCTTGCCCTTCTCTTCATACAAACAACCCGTACCGAAACAACCTAGAGATTTTAGATACTCAAAGAACGCCTCCCTGAATGTACTGCCGATAAGGTGCTTGTGGAGTGTTTTGGTAGTATCGTCAAGCCATTGTTTTACCTCATCTTTTTCGGCAAGAATTTTGTCGTCAATTTCAAGGACAAATGCGCGAGTCTCTGTCGGGAAAAGAAACGAATACAACCCGGACGCAAGCTGGATATTAGATTCTTCGGCGGTGGTATCAAATAAGTCCATTAACACTTCGCCGCTTGACCGCTCGGATATTATCTGGCTATTTTGAGGCATGGCGTAATCTGCGCAGTCTTGATACTGTTCGTCAAAGTTGGCCCTATCAGCCTCAAGCTTCTTCATACGCTCGATATGTTCTTTAGCCGTCGCCATCAACCAAGACTCGTTTTTAATATCTGATTACCACCAGTTCGTGCATTCAGTCTTCCGGCAAATATTGTTGCCGCCCTACCGGTACGACGACCCACTCTTCGCTTGACTTTCTTCTTTGCCACTTCTTCTTCTCTGCCAAAAATAGGCATAGGTGTGGGGTCTGGTTCTATTGGGGGTCTTATTTTGAGTCCTCTCGAACTAGTCATCGTTTACTCCTTTTCGAGTTTATTGAGCCTGTTTATAATATTGAGTATTTCACTCGGCATAATTCCGGGTTCTCCCTTTTCACCCTTTTCACCTCGTATACTTTTCCCGTCAGTACCTTTCGCTCCTACCGGACCTGGCAAGCCTTGCAAGCCCGTGTCGCCTTTAGGTCCCCTGTCACCTTTAGACCCTGTGTCGCCTTTAGGTCCCCTGTCGCCCTTTAATCCCTTTGGACCTTGAATGCCTACCGCAGAATCTCCTTTGTCTCCTTTTTCTCCACGAGGGCCCACTGGTCCTCTTTCACCCTTGTCTCCTTTTTCTCCAGTAAGACCTATTGGGCCAGGATCGCCCGGTCTGCCTCTTTGTCCGATAGGGCCTTTTTCTCCTTCCTCGCCCTTTTCGCCTTTTGGACCAGTAGGCCCAATATTTCCCTGTGCAAGCATTTCTATCGGCCCGCCACCTTTTCCGGCAAGAAACAGACCTCCGGCTTTAACGATTATCCTGCTTGCAATTTTAGCGGCCAACTCTTCAGTTAACACCTGCTCTTGTGGTTTGTGTTTTTCTTTTTGCATAATGCTATCCTTTATTTTGTGGGCAACAAAAAAAGGGCATAGTTAGTGAGTTGGCATCAACTTGCCCTTTTTTTATTCTTGCGATGACTTCTACCCGTCGGTTTTAGTCAAACCCAACATTCAGTTTTCACCCGTTTTTTAACCAAGACTCCATTTCAGTGAATATATTAACTTCTTTTGCGCCATCCCAATACATAACACCCTGACCATCTATAAGGTCATCTGTGTCCGGTGCGCCGCCTGCCTGTATCTTTATCTGCACAAAATAAACATCTCTTGCAACAGAAGGAAAATCAGCAGAATGTGTATCAGCTACCGCCGTCATCGGTATATCGCACTCACCCGCCCTTGCATCATTCCATGTACCCACAGCCTCAAACGCACTATCGCCTACGTCGTAGATGTACCTGTCGCTAAACCTGAATACGTGAGCGTATAAAGTGTTTGCGTTTGGGCTGCTATGTGTTATTTCATTTGACATTTACTACCAACCATAAGTTTTATATTGATGTATTATAAAAACCTATTGCGAAAACCATTCCGGTAACTGCTAAAACAAAAACCCAATCTGCTCTACTCCAAATATCAGGATTACTCATTTTTTCTTTCCCTAAACTTTCTTGTACTCTACACCTAATGTAGTTGAATTCAGCGTACTTGCTATCGCAAGAATTTTTCCATGTCCATGAAAGTTCATCGCATAGCTGGCAAAAGTATTATTAGCCGGACTTACCGCACCCTTGTTCGTAAGCCAATTACTCACAGGCGTTATTGTGTCAATAAACTTATTATTGCCGTATCCCTGTGTGCCTACCGAAAGGGTAAGCTGTGCAAAATGTCTATAGTGATCGGGGGCAGAATCAGTAGTCGAAGCAGCGTACAATTCTATCACATCAGAGGTATCGGCTGCACTGTCACTATAAAATCTTAGTTCTCCGGCAAGCCAACCCTGCGGAATATCTATCAATACTTTATTGGCATCAGCCAAAGCCTTAACCGCAGCATGTGTAAGCGCATCAGCACCAAGTAAAGCTTGCTGAACGGTTATCTCCCCACCGCCTTGCCAGAAATATTGCTTCAAATAAGATTCTGTTTCGCCTGCTCTCATCTGTTCCTTCCAAGCCTGTAAGTTCTGTCCTGTTCCGTTACTCTTTTACGGTCGCGGTGTGAGTCTGGAATACCAACCTTCTTACATGCTAAGTAAAAATAGTTTAAGGCGTTGCGATAATGATCCTGCTTATCGCCGATTTTCTTGTAATGATACGAAGTATTCCCACGTGAATCGGTTTCCAGAAACTTTGCTGTCTGGCACATCTGATGAGCAAATATATCAACTTCTGCACATCTCCTTGGAATCAACATCTTGCCCGGGCTAGTCGCCATGCGATGAGATTCGTCGAATACATCCGTCCGGTTTACCTTTACAATATTGTCCTGACCCCAGTTATCGAACATCTTTAAGCTTGGAGAATAATAACAGGGATAAACAGTATTTCCGTAAGGAGCTTCTGATTTTGCCCATTCGCGTATCTTATGGCTTTCGGGCATCGCATCTCCGACAGTCGCCTTGACGTTAAATCTCTGACCAAGATCGTGCAAAGCGTTCCAGTCGGGAACACGGGCCAACTTAACTATCCTATACCGATCGTTCCCTATCCGGTGTCCGATGATAACATGGATAGTCGGATAGCCCACATCGAATCCCATGGCGCATGGCCCGTCATTGGAATATCCCATTTGGTCGTTTGTGCAACACTGAAAAACCTCTGTTTCCCTTAACACGTCCTCAGCACGAGCATAAGCCTTTCCCAAGACTGTTCTTTGGAACTCTGCCTCGGTAGTATCGTATGCAAGGGGATCGTCATACTCTTTTAGTACATGGGCTAAATCTCTATTCGGGTTCAGTAATTGAGAACACCAATACCCAACAGTCTCTTTTGACGGTGAATCCATTTGCCACGACCCATTTACCCGGTGTATTCGTTTTCCGCAATGAATACAGGCCGGATAACCCCTTCCATTTTCATCCAGCTTGATACATTGAGGAAATTCTGTCTCTAAACAGGTAAATTTTCGGCAATGTTCGCATTTTATCTGCCAGCGTCGCATATCACTCTTACCATAAAGACGATCTATGCCATCATCAGGCAATTTTGGGGTTN